CAGGAGCGGGCCGTGATCCGGTACTCCTCACGCAGCACCTCGATGTCGGCGCGCAGCTGCGCCGCCAGGGTGATCGTGAGCATCCAGGGGTGGCCGGCCAGGACCCGGTGTCGCCACGCGTCGCCCGGGAATGCGTCGCTCAGCCACCGGACAGCGCCGTCGGGCCAGGTGACGTCCCCTGGCCGGGGGACGCCGGGCGGCCACGGAGGAGTCTGAAAGCGCTGCCGTTCGTACATGTGTTCGAGTGTGCATCTACGGAAGGTTCCGTACCACCTGGACGGCGTCTCAGTCGCCGTCGGGCGCCTTCGGTCGCTCACTCCACGAGCTGCTGTAACCCCGCAGGATGTCCTGCACTGTCCCGAGTGACGTGCCCACCGCCGCGGCGATCTTCCTGAGCGACAACCCCTGCGCCCGCAGCTCCTGGACGACCGCCCGCCGCTGCTGCGTCAGCCTCGGGTTTCGCACCCGGGCGTCCGCCAGGTGCTCGCTGATGGCCCTCGCCCGCTCCAAGGGATCCTTGATCGCCTCCAGCCGATCCAGCGCATCGAACACCTGTCGGGCCTCCTCGGATTCAGCCACGCCCGCTCCCTCCGCATGGGCAGGCCGCTTCCCCCGAGTGTATGGGTGCCCATACACTCGGGGAAGGCGGCCCACGCTGCCAAACCAAGATGGCCCCGGCCGGTGCTCGAACACCGATGGCCGGGGCCAGTCCCGCCCACCAGCGTTCACCTGGAAGGCAAGACATGCCTGATCGTACTGACCATGCCCCCGCTCCGCCCCGATCCCACCCGGTGGCCGGCCGCCAAGAGCGGAGCTGGCGGTGACCCTCACCCGTACCCAGCGCACCGCGATCGGATGCGTCGCCGCCGGCGCCCTGCTGATCGCCCTGATCGGCTTCACCGGCTCCTACAACGCCGTCCAGGAACTGGCTGCCCGCAAGGGCTTCGGGTTCTTCTCCTACGTCCTGCCAGCCGGGGTGGACATCGGCATCGCCGTGCTGCTCGCCCTGGACCTGGTCCTGACCTGGCTGCGCATCCCGTTCCCTCTGCTGCGGCAGACTGCCTGGCTGCTCACCGTGAGCACGATCGTGTTCAACGCGGCCTCGGCGTGGCCCGACCCGCTCGCCGTCGCGATGCACGCGATCATCCCCGTGCTGTTCCTAGTCGTGGTCGAGGCCGCCCGGCACGCGGTCGGCGAGCTCGCTGCGATCAGCGTCGGCAAGCGCATGGAGTCCGTGCGCTTGGTCCGCTGGCTGCTCTCGCCGGTGCCCACCTTCCGACTCTGGCGGCGGATGAAGCTGTGGGAGCTGCGCTCCTACAACCAGGTCGTGCAGCTGGAGCAGAACCGGCTGGTCTACCGGACCCAGTTGCGCGCGCAGTACGGGCGCGGCTGGCGCAGGCGGGCGCCGGTGGAGCTGCTGCTCCCGCTCAAGCTCGCCCGGTATGGCGTCCCGCTCCTGGTGCCGGTGTGCATGCCTGATCGCGAGCATCCTGATGAAACGGACAGCCCCGAGCCGGGGGTGAGCGCCCTGGAGGCTGCTCGACTACGCCGGATCGAGCAGCACCGCGAGGCCCGCCGCCAGGCCGCCACCAGCTGGTGGCAGACGCGCAAGCAGGCCGCCGAGCTGACTGTCACCGAGCATGCGCGCCAGCTCGGTATCTCACCCGGCACCCTCCGCAAGGCCCTCGCCGAGTTCCCCGAGACCACCACCGGAGCCACCCCGTGAACGCCGCCATCGTGGCCTGGACGGCCGTCCTGGCACTGCTCGCGATGATCTCCGCCATCGCCACCTACCGACTCGACTCACCGGCGCGTCCGACGCGCGCAGCACGGATCGCCCACGCCGCGGTCACTGCCTGGGTCGTTGTCGGCCTGCTCGCCTGGATCTTCTACCTGGAGTGGGGGAGCCCGTGAGTACGCCCGTGATCCCTATGCCGCCGGCCTACCCGCCGACGGTGCACCTGCTCGTCCCCGAGGTCGCCCCCGCGCCGGAGCCGGACGTCGAACCCGCCACCGCGCCGGATCCCGATACGGGACAGGTCTGGTCAGGTGTCCCGTGGCGCGTCGGCTACAACGCAGCCTGCCTCGGCCTCGCGCTCTTCCCGGTCCCCGGCAGTAGCTACTCCTTCACCCAGTGCTGGCGCGCCGCCCTCCACGCCTGCGCTCACGAGCAGTCCTCGGCCGCCGCGTTCGGCCTGGCCGTCCTCGGCACCGGCATCGTGGTCCTCCTCGACCGCTACCGGGGCAGCTGGCTCACCCGAGTCTGGCTCTGGGCCGCCGCACTCGGCATCATCACCACACCCGACGCAGTCCTCGGGCTGCTCCAACTCCTCACCGGAGCCACAACGTGAGCATCACCGTCGGCGGGGCCCTCGTCGGCCTCGTCCTGTGCGTCATCATCCTCTGGCCCTGGTGGCGTAAGAGCGGTGGCGGCGGCGGGAAGGGCGGCTTCAAGGAGAGCGCCGCAGCTGCCGGCCGGAACTGGAAGCAACTGCTGCCGTTCGTCGGCGCCCTGGCCCTCGGCATCGTCGTCGCCGTCAGCGTCGGCGGCCTCATCGGCGGCGCGGCCACCAAGGTCCGCACCGGCAGCGACCAACTCGGCGACGACTCGCTCCACACCCTCACCGGAGCGAGCAGCGCGACCATCACCCACCCCGGGCTCGCACACCTCCAGGCCGGGGCCGCCGTCGTGGTCCTGGTCCTGCTGACGATCGTGGTCCTCACGTTCCGCAAGGGGACCAAGGCCCTGAAGCGTGACCTCGGCTTCGGCCTGATCGCGGGGATGACCCTGGGGCCGTCCGCTGCCGCGACCGGCCTGGCCACGGCGATTCTGCTGCCCATCGTCACCGCGGCCGGTGCGCATGTCATGGGGTGGCTGTGACCCGACGCCAGCGCGTCGCTGATCGGATCTCCCGGGGCAGCGTCCAGATCGGGTGGCGGATCGCCCGTTGGCCCTGGGAGGAGAAGGCATGGCGGCAGCGGGCCGGGCGGGTCACCGTCCAGGTCTTCTGTGGCTGGGCGGGCTGGCGCCTGGCCGAGACGTTCCCGGTCGTCCCGGAGGCCGTGCTCGGCTGGTGGCTCATCGCCGCCTACCGGGCGGCCGACGCCGAGGACGACCGGGCCGAGGCGGAGGAGCAGGTCGACCAGCGGCCGGAGCCGAGCCGGGAGCAGCTACGCGCCACGCTCATCCACACCATCCGGACCCTTGCCGCGGGCGGCAACGGAGTCCACCTCGACCGTGTCCATCTCGGCTGGCAGCGGGCAGGGCTGGCCGACACCACGATGACGCTGTCCGAGTTCCGGGAGTTCGTTGAGGGTTGCGGTATCCCCGTCCGGTCGTCGCTCAAGGTGCGCGGCCAGGTGCGCATCGGCGTGCACCTGGCGGACCTCCCGACCCCCTCCCCGGCCGGGGACGTCCCCGGGGACGTGGCGGGGTAGTTGTGCAGGTCAGCCCATGAACTACCCCTGGAACTACCTCCTGAACTACCGGGCGACTACCCGCGGACTGCGTGGGTCGCGGCACCCGGTGTAGCGTGACCTGGATCACTTCCTTGAGAGGACGTCGCCATGGGCAACCGCATGTCTGAAGCCGCCGAGTTCGTTCCGGCTTCCCAGATTTCCCCTGCGCTCATCGGATCGATCTTCGGCTATCCGGGTGGTGGTGGCTGGTTCTTCGGCAAGATCGCGGCGATCGAGGTGCAAGCCGATGAGTCGGTGCGCCTCACCGTTGGCGATGTCCAGATTCCCGATGGTGGAAGTCTCGTGATCAACCTGGCTGCCAGCGAGAGCATCTGGGTCGAGATCGAGCACACCGAGGACTCCGTTATCGTTTCGTGACATTCGGCCGATGATGCTCTAGAGTCGCTTCTCGACGCGGCATGCCCGGAAACGGGTACGGCCTCCTGCGGCATCAGCAGCCCCGCACCTCACCAGGTGACGGGGCTGTTCTGCGTTCCAGGGCCAGCCGTCGTGCGGGGTAGCGCAGAGGTAGCGCGCCGGGCTCATGTCCCGGAGGCCGCCGGTTCGAACCCGGCCCCCGCCACGCAGCTCGTAACGCTCAGCGGCAGAGCTCCCGACCTGTTTCGGGGCGCGCAGGTTCGAATCCTGCCGAGCCAGCGACAACGCAGGGGGTGACCATGTCGGCCTGTCCCGCCTGCGCCGACACAGGCCACGTCTGCGAGAACCACCCAAACCGCCCGTGGGGGCCGCTGTGCTGCGAAGCCGCCGCCACCTCGTCCGTCCCCTGCACGCATGGCGCGTGCGGGTGCGGCGCTGGCGAACCGTGCCGCCTCTGCGAAGAGTGGCCCACCCTCACCTCACCAAGGAGCACCCTCATGCTCACTCGCGCCCAGCGCCGAGCCCACTCCCGCGACGCCGCCCGGGCCTGGCCCGTCCCGCCCCGGCGGCCGTCGTACGGCGCAGTCGCCCGCGCTGTCCACGCTCGCCGGCCGATGGCCGTCCAGCCGCCGTCCCCGCAGTCCGGCCAGGAGCGCATCAACGCGAAGCGGGACGCCCGCGCCAGCTTCTGGCTCGGCCGGACCACGCTCTACGACCTCGCCCGACAGTTGGGCATCCCGGCCTCCGAGCTGGACGACGTCCCCGCGCACATCCGCGCCATCCTCGCCTCCACCCCCTCCATCTGACCCAAGGAGCAGCACCGTGGACCTCACCGACCGCCACCCCAGCACCGTCGCCGTCGCCCGCCACTTCGCCTTCGGCCACCTCCCCGTGCACCTCCAGCCCGTCGGCAAGCTGTTCCACGACCTGGCCGCGAAGCTCCTCACCGAGCTCCCCGACAGCACCGAGCTCACCGTCAGCCTGCGCAGGCTCCTGGAGGCCAAGGACAGCGCGGTCCGGGCGGCCGTCGACCACCACGCCGACTCCTGAGCACCCCCATGCGGATCCAGGTCTCGCGCGGCGAGAACCACGTCACCATCCAGGCCAAGGGATCGAGCCGGAAGCTTCTCCGCGAGGCCGAAGCCATCGCCCAGCAGCTGCTCAACAGCTACCCGGGACCGGACCCCGAGCCGCAGCCCTTCGGCTTCACACCCCCACCCCCACCCTCACCCCCAGCGGAGTCCTGATGCCCTCGTACCTGCTCCGACTCAACACCGCCCCGGCCGGCCACGAAATCGAGCACACCGTCCACGACGTCGAGTGCATCCGCACCGTCGGTGACTTCGCTCTGTTCCTCGGCGACGTTGGCCTGGTCTACGGCGTCCGGTCCGACGTCCTGCTGTCGATCGAGCGCCTGGACGACGAGGACCAGGACGCGGACGTCCCCATGGCCGAGCCGCCTGCCGACCTATCCGACGTGAAGGCGCAGATCCGTGCCGCCCGCTGGGCCATGGGCAGCGTGACCCGGGACTACCTGAAGCAGAGCATCGGTGACGACGCGTCGCAGCCGGGCGGCATCATCTTCGGCTTCGACCCTGGCGTTCCCGCGGAGACACGGCTCGCGTTCCTCCGGGCGGTCGACCGAGGGCAGCGGCCGTCATACATCGAGGTGGTCGGCGAGATGGACAGCAGCGCGGCCAGCCCGCGCGGGTAGGGGAGGTGCCCGGTGCCCGCCAGCAAGGCGAAGCAGACCCAGGTCGCCGGGCGCCGCCGGGCCGCTGTTCAGCTCCGGATCGCCGGAAAGTCCTGGGCGGCCATCGCCCAGGCCCTCGGCTACGACTCCAAGGCTTCGGCCTACACCGACGTCCGCCGGGCGCTGGAGAAGGCCGTCACCAAGCTGGCCATCCCGCTTGAGGCCCACCGGCAGCTGGAGCTCGACCGGCTCGACGCCATGCAGAACGCCCTGTGGCCGAAGGTGCTCGACGCCGACACCAAGTCCATCGACACCGCGCTCCGGCTGATGGACCGGCGGGCACGACTCCTCGGCCTGGACGCACCCCAGCGGCACGAGCTGACGCTGGAGGCCCTGGATGCCGCGCTCATCGAGGTCGAGCAGCAACTCGCCGCTGCTCGAAGCGAAGCGGCAGACGCTGCTGCGGATCCGGAAGGCGAAGCGTGAGCTCCGCGCGCTGGAGACCGAACGGCTCCGCCGGATCGATGTCTTCGGCCTGCTCGGCTACGTGCCCACCGCCCGCCAGCTCGACTTTCACTCGGCGACCGAGTTCGACGTCCTGTACGGCGGCGCGGCCGGCGGAGGCAAGACCAAGGCCCTGCTGATGGAGGGCATCCGAGCCTGTGTGCGGCACCCGGGGATCCGCGTCGGCGCGTTCCGGCGAACCTACGGCGAGCTGAAGGAGTCGCTGCTCGCGGAGCTGGCAGAGGTCGGCTACGCGAAGGCCTTGGGCGCGAGCTGGAACGGCACCGAATACGAGCTGAGGTTCGGCAACGGCAGCCTGATGATGTTCCGGTACGCCGAGACCATCAAGGACGCCACCCGCCGCCAGGGCGGCCAGTACCAGCTGATCCTGTTCGACGAGCGCACGCTGACGGGCCCGGAGGTCTGCGGATTCCTGGAGTCGCGGTTGCGGTCCGGCCGGGCCGACCGGCCGGTCCTCGGGATCCGCTCCGGCACCAACCCGGGCGGCGCCGGGCACGGCACGGTCAAGGCGAGGTACATCGACTCGACCGGGTACGGCGCACGGGTCATCACCGACCGGCGCGGCCGCACCGTCCGCTTCATCCCGAGCAAGCTGGCGGACAACCCACACGTCAACCCCGAGTACGCTGACGACCTGCGGAACCTGCCCGAGCAACTGCGCCGGGCGTTCCTCGACGGCGACTGGGACAGCTTCCTTGGCCAGGCCTTCGGCGAGTGGTCCCACGACCGGCACACCCTCGACCCCATCACCCTGCCGCCGACCTGGCGCCGGGTCATGGGCGTCGACTGGGGCTTCGCCGCACCGTGGGCCGCGCTGTGGATCGCTGTCGACGAGGACGGCCGCGCGTGGGTCTACCGCGAGGCGTACAGGACGAAGGTCGGCGAAGAGGACCAGGCCCGCCGGATCCTCGCCGCCGAGGCCCCCGGTGAGCACGTGGCACCGCGGTGGGCCGACGACGCGATGTGGGCCACCCGCGGCTCGGCCCGGCCGATCGCCTCGATCTACGCCGAGCACGGCGTGCACCTCACCGAGGCCGGCAAGGGAGGCCGGGTCGCTGGGTGGCAGCGCCTGCGCTCCTACCTCGGTGACGCCCCCGCCTGCGCGCACCACCGCGCGCTCGGCTGGGACGAGTGCCCGCGCCTGCACGTCTTCCGGACCTGCGAGAACCTGACCCGAGAACTCCCGGCGTTGCCGTTCGCTACCACCGGTGACCCGGAGGACGTCGACTCGACGGCCTCGGACCACGCGGCCGACGCCCTGCGGTACGCGCTCATCAATCTGGGCGGCGGCCCGAAGTTCCCGATCCACGACGAGACCGCGCCGCACGCCCACCAGGACGAGCTCAAGCAGCCGTTCGGCGGCCGCTACGCAGTCGCGCCAGACCCGGACACATCCGACGACGATCCCGACGAGCAGCGGGGGAAGGTGGCGGTGTCTCCGTGGGCGCAGTGATCGATGCCGTGAAGCGATTCGCCAAGCCCTTCGGCGAGGCCGAACCGGTCACCGTGCCCGTGGGCAACGGCCGGCCGACCGCCACGCAGGTCGCCCGGCGCGGCTACGAATACGGCATTCCCCGTGGCGGAACCACCGAGAACAACCAGGGCGGAGGGGACCTCGGCGGCGACCGCCGCGAGCAGCTCCAGCAGCTCTACCAGGTGTACGCCACCTGCACCTGGTCCTCGACGTGCGTGGACGCCATCGCCCGCACCGTGACCGCCGGGGGCCTGTACCTGGACTGGGCGTCGGACGCCGGTGAGGGCGACCAGGAGGAGCCCGCCCGGCCGCCGGAGGTGCAGCGGCTCCAGCGGCTCCTGGACTACGTCAACCCCACCGAGGACATCCAGCAGCTCGTGCGCGGCATGGTCACTGACCTGGAGGTCGCGGCCGACGCGTACCTGGAGGTCGTGTGGTTCCTAGGCGAGCCCATCGCCCTGTACAGCCTGGACGCCGCGAGCATGCGCGTGATCTCCGACCCGCACGGCGTGGTGACGCAGTACGTGCAGATCACCGAGGACGGCCAGAAGGCGTACTTCGATCCGCACGAGATCATCCACGTCACCAACGACACCCCGCGCAGCGGCCTGCACGGTATGGGTCCGACAGAGAAGGCGCTGCTGCCCATCACCACCTGGCTGTACGCGGCCGGGCTGCTGAAGGAGACGATGCGTAAGGGCGACCCGCCCACGCTGCACATCGACATGCCCGAGTCGATGAGCGACTCGGCGATCAAGCGCTGGTTGCAGCAGTTTCGGGTCAGGATCCTGGGCCCGAAGAACAAGGGCGAGCCCATCATCACCCAGGGCGGCGCCACGGTGGTGGAGCTCCAGCCGTCGAAGCTGCCGGACCTCAGCGCGGCGAAGAGCGAGGCCCGGGACGAGATCCTGTCGACCTACGGCGTGCCACCGGCCGAGGCCGGAGTCATCGAGAGCGGCAACCTCGGCGGCGGCACCGGCGACAGCCAGCGGCGGACGTTCCTGACGAACACCTGCGGCCCCGTCGGCGGCCTGATCCTGGAGAAGTTGAACTACGCCCTGACGGACCAGGGGTTCGGCATCAAGGGCTGGACGCTGAAGCTCCGCGAGGTCGACATGCGCGACAGCCAGGTGATCGAGGGCATCCGCGACACCCGCATCCGCAACGGAACCTGGACGATCAACCGGGGCCGGGCGGACATCGGCGAGCCCCCGGTGAAGGGCGGCGACGACGCCGCGATCATCGACCGCCAGAACATGGTCCTGGTCGCCGACCTGGCGGTGATGTCCAAGGCGATCCTGGCCAAGGCCGCTGCGTCCGGCCTGCAAGCCGGGGCGCAGGTCGAAGGCCTGGACATGGCCCCGACGCCACCGCCGCAGCCGGTACCGCCCGCGCTGGCCGCTGCGGCCGCGCAGGGCGGCGTGCAGCTGACCGTGCCGGGCCAGGCCCCTGCGCCGTCCGGGCCGCCGCAGGAGTCCGCATACGACTGGCAGTACTACGAGGCGGAGGGGGACGACGCCGATGTCTTCCGGGACCGACTCCGACGAGCCCTCGCCACAGCCGCCTGACCCGCCCGGGCCCGCCAGCGACGTGCCCGA